GATGCCTGAAGATAATGTTGATGTAAACTGTCCTTGTTTTACACCACCCCATGATCCAAGACCCCAACCAGTAGATGCTGTTTCAACTGCAGGTCCTACAGGATAATAATGTTTAACTCTAATACCACCTGATGTTGATGCACCTGATCCTGCTTCATTAGAAGACATCGTTATAGTTAAAGTAGTATCAGTTGGTATTGATGCTACCATAAATTTAACATCATCAAAATCACCAGATCCAAAATTAGAATTAGTAATAGATGTAAAGTTATCACATAAAATAATATCACCTGCATTCATTCCGTGAGCAGAAGCAAAAGTAATGGTTACAGTTGCTGATCCATTAGTGGTAGAAAATGCGTTTGTTAAAGTTGTTGTAGATTTAATAGGATGTATGTCATAAAAAATACCACCAGAGTATGCATATAAAATTCTATTAGTTCCAAGAGCTGCATACTTAATACCTGATGCGTTAACAAAATGATGAATGGCTGTGTTACGACCTGTTAATTCAATAGAGCCTAGTTGTGCCCAACCACCTATTTTTTCTGGAGTGCCATATCTAAATCTAACATTATCACCAGCAACCCATTGACCTTCGCCACCTGTTGCCGTAACTTGTTTATTAAATCCTGGTGCAAATTGTACTTTTTGTAACATGTAACCTCATTATATTATATATTCCTTATTGGTGGAATACCTAACATCGGCCTTTTGTCGAACCTATTTTTTTCAGCAAAAGGACCATTTACATGGTTATAATGAAGAAATACTTGAGCGCAAGTATTACCTTCTAAGGGTTCTCTCCAATGCTCTAATTCACATCCACTATATACTAACATATCTCCTACATCAAGTAAGACTTCTGTGCCTTTAGGAGCATTTGGTTTATGTATATTTTTGTATTCATCTATAACTGTATTTTGACCTGTGCCATCTATAAATATAGGCCATTTATCTCCACCTAAATGAATAGTAGTAGATATTTCACAACTAGGTCTATCTTTATGTCTTTTAAGTATATCCCCTTGTTTATATATTCTAGCGTAAGAGTATGTTGGTATTAATTGTAATCCTGTTTCTTGTTGCATTTTTGGTAATACTTTCATTAACAATGTTTCCATAACAGGATCAGCGTAATGAGAATAAGTGTTTGGAACTTGTTTATCTGTCCATGTGCCTAACATTCCTGTGTCGTATGTAATATTGTTTTGATACATCCAGTTAACAGCATCACGTTTAAGTAAAAAATAATTAAATATAAAATTAGCTAACTCGTAACTAATTGCATTTTTTATTACTTGGTATTTATTAAACATTAAAATAATATAAAATTAAAAGACACAGATATTCTTATGTCGTTGCTTTTATTAGGTTCTACCTTATGCCACATCCATGCAGGAAACATTATAAGTCTTCCAGGAATAGGATCATAATAAGTTTCTCGCCACAGCTCTCTAGGTAATTTTCCTTTTTTTCTCGTAGGCATGCATTGTTGTGCTCCAGGTCTTGGATCCATTAAACTTAATCTTCCAGAATTTGGTTGTCCTTTTACATAGTAAACTCCAGAAAATAATGAATTAGGGTGTATGTGGCTATTATTATACCCGCCTGGTGGATTAATGTTAGCCCACATATTTCCTAGTTTAGGATCCATGTCTAAATATTCTTCTTCAATTATTTCTTTTTGCATTTGAAACAATTCTTTAGATAAAGGGTCATATTCTTTTTTAAGATGCATATCAGTTTGTGAATGCCAACCATTTACGTTAGTTTTATTTACACCCTTATCTTTATTACTCCATTCAATTATTTGTTTTTCTAAATATGTATTTAATTCATTAGCGTTAGGTAAATCTTTAATGTAAATAATAGTTGGAAAATAATATTCTTTAATCATTTAAAAGGCTCTCCTCCAAACCACATAACAAGTGATTGCCTAACACCTCTTATTACTGGTGCTACTCTATGATTTAAAAATGATGCAAATATTATTGCATGACCTTGTTTAAGTTTAACTCTTTTACCAGGTGCCATTAATTCTAAGTCTCCACCTTCAAATTGATTTTCAGGAGATAATAAACAAGTCATAGATATTTTTCTTACAGGTGGTTCGTGTTGCATAATAACATCTGTGTCCATATGCCAATCATAAAAGCCACCTTCAGGGTATTCTGTAAATTGAGCTTGTTCTGTTATTTGTATATCCCCAAATCCAAAATGATTTTTATTTGCTGTTTTTATAAATTTATTAATATCATTATACATAGGTTGCATTTCTTTAAATGGTATCCAAGAAATAGTTGTTATTCTTTTTTTTGTATCTAATCCACTACCAGGTTTACCCATACCAACTTGTGCTTTTTGTGGTGGTTGCCTTCTACCACAATTAATAATCTGTTGACATTGATCAGGTGTAAATAAGGGAGTAGTTGTTTCAACTATCCAGCTTTTCCATTTAGGTTCTGTTATTATCACGTTGCACTCCTATTTTTAATAGGGTCATAATTTACATCCATATTACATGCTAACGTTCTTCTGATGTCTGTGCTATTATTAAAAGGATATACACAATGCCTCATGTCATAAGGAAATACATAAAAGTTTCTTTCTTTCATAATAGGCCCATAATCTGAATTACAAAATTGTCCTGATGAATTTCCTAATATTTGTAATTGTCCGTTCATAGGTTTATTTTCTGCTGAATACTCAATACCTGTATTTTTTGGTAATTTTAAAATCATAACAGACGATAATCCAGTAAATAAAGATCCTTGGTGAATGTGCACTGGGTTATATTCATTAGCTTTCATTTCATTTATCCATATAGAATTCATATGCATTTTATATTCTTTAATTTTATTCCAATCTAAATAATGTTTCATAACCATATGAAACCATTGTGTTACATTTTGTGGTAAAAAATTATGTGGGTGCATTTTATTATTTGGTGCGCCATCAAAAAACAATGAATGTTCATTTTCAATTTTACCAACTAATTGTGGATTAGCTTTAGGTAATTCATGTCTTCTAGTTTCATATACATGATTTAAAATATTATATACATCTAATGGCACTTTATAAATTAAAACTGATTGACCTAAAAATATAAATTTAAAATCTAATGTGTTCATATTTTTCTTTTATACTTTGCGGTATTTTTTCTATGTAAGGATTATATTCTTTCTTAATTTCTGTTTTTATTTTATGCATATTGTTTCCAACTATGGTATCATTATAAGACATACCATTAATATTTATTTGTTGCAAGTTTGTAAATTGGTGTGGGTAATAAGGTATGTCTAAAAAATTATAAACTTTATTTATTTCTTCTCTCGGGTTTTGCACTAAGTCATCATATTTTATAAAATGACATATGTTTGGATAATTATAAGCATTCTTAATTGCGTCTAAATCTTTAGCAATAGCTCCATTAATATTCATTAACATAAATAGTTTTTCTTCATCATTTTTTAAATTAAGTTTATTAAGAAATGCATCAGGATTTTCTGTATACCATTTTATATAAGAAGCTAACACATCCATTAAATCTCTGAGCAGCACAACACATTTAAAAGGTTTTTTAAAATGTTTTTGCATTAAAGCAAAATTACCTGTAGTCATAACAGGTCCACGATCTATAATATATTTTTGTGGCCAGTCTTTATAATAGTTAACATAAACAGAATCTAATACATTGTCTAATGATTGATAATCTGGATAATTTTGAAAAACATCTGTTTCTTTTAATAAAAATAAATTTTTTATTATTTCTAATGTAATAGAATTAGCAGTGCATGCTATATTAGGATTTTGATTCATTATAGATGCAAACAAAGTATTACCTGATCTTGGCATTGCAACTAAAAAGAAAAGTTTTTTAATTCTGTTGTCCGATTGAGTTCTTTTCGAATTCCAGTTTTGCATTTTCTTTCTTTTTATTTTCTATTTGTATATCTTTTTTAATTCTTTCAATAGATTGCAATTGTCCTAGCACGTTAAATACTTCTGGTTGAGATGATCCTTGAGTTAAAGTTTCTGCCTTATTCTTCATAGTTAAATGATAAGAATTTAATTGGTGTGTATTAACGTTTTTAGTATCAAATGAGCCATCATCAAATTTCTTTTTAAACTTAGACCATAACTTTATTTCTCTCATTCTGTCCCTTGCAACTAATTGCATGGACGCTTTACTATATATTTTTTCATCTATATCTATTTGTAACAATTCTTTCTTTAATGGATCTTCTTCTTTTTCTAATTTTTCTTGTAGTCTTTTTAGTTTAACTTCTGTTCTTCTATAATCAAAAGAAAGATTCATTAAATTTTCTAAAAACACATTTTGTTCTCTAACACACTGCCAATATTTAGCAGCTTTCGTTGGGTACTTTGCATCATTTAATACAGAAAACTGCATCTCAGTTTCTGTTCTAAACATTTGTTTCTTAGTCCAAGTGTCTCTTAATTCTTCTGTTAAACCTTTAAATATTTTAACCTCTTCTGGGTCTAATAAATTATTTAAATTAGGTGCTTCTTTTTCTATTAATGCTTTTATATTTCTTTTATCTGTCATATAATCCTTTCATTATCTGTAATATAACTATTAATTAATCAAAGTCAATTGTTTTAGCTGATCTTAAAGCTGTTGTCTCACCTGTAAATTCTTCTGTTGCAGCAGTTACAGTGCTAATAACAGATCCTGCTAATATTCCTGAAGAAGCAGTTCCTCCTCCTGTTCCATAACCTCTAGCTGTTCCTAAATTTGGTCCTGTAGCCCAAGATGTTCCATTATAAAGTTCAGTATTATTATAAATATTTGGACTCTGGGGTGCATTATATCCTCCAGCAGCTAAAGTGTCTGTTTGTGTATTTCCACCTCCACCACCACTGTAGGTTTGTCTTGCTTGAAGCATATCTCCTGCAGTAGCCCAAGAGCTGCCGTTATATTCTTCTGTTTGAACTGGCCAATTTGTTCCTGTAAATCCTCCATAAGATATACCAGCTGTTTGAGTTGCTCCTCCTCCTGCCCATCTAATAGCAGTATTTAAATCTCCTCCTGCAGTCCAATCAGTTCCATCATAATGAAAACTTTTATCAGTTGTACCGCCAGGAAATGAACCTCCCCATGATAATCCAGCAGTTAAAGTTCCACCTCCAATTGATTGACTTGTAGCTGTTGGATAAGCTTCTCCAGCTGTCCAAGATGATCCATCCCATTCTTCATTAGTAGTTTGAGAACCACTTCCCGGAGGTCTACTATCTCCTCCAACGGCAACAGCTGCAGTTTGTGTTCCAAAACAACTTACAAAATATCTAGCTGTATTAAAATCTCCGACTTCAGTCCAATTTGTTCCATCATAAGATTCAGTTTTACCTGTAGGTGTATCATTACCTCCAGCTAATGTATTTCCACCGCAAATTAAAGCAGCACTTACAGGAGCAAATCCTCCTATACCATAACGAGCAGTATTAAATGCATTAGCAGATGCCCATGTACCAGCAGTTGTTGCAGAGGTAGATATATTAAATTCTTCTGTTGCATCTGAAAAAGGTGGACCATCTCCTCCTCCGAAAACAGTAGTAGCTGGATTTGACGCTGATAAAGAACCAGCTGTGTTTTCTCTAGCTGTTGACATGTCTGCTGTTTCAGTCCAAGAAGTTCCATCCCAACTTTCTGTTACACCTACAACAGCAGTAGAACTTTGTCCACCAAACGCTAAACCAGCAGAAGTTGTTCCTGATGCTGCTGCTCCAAATCTTGCAGTATTTAAATCTCCAACTTCAGTCCAGCTTGAACCATCCCATGATTCAACACTAGCGACTAAACTTGGTGATTCTCCAGAAATACAAAGTGCTGCTGTTTGAGTTCCTAAACCAGCAACAAAATCTCTTGCATCATTTAAATTGGCTACTTCTGTCCAACTTGAACCATTATAAGTTTCTGTTTCATTTTTTTCAGTTGTGGTAGGGTTACTACCGCCAAAAGCTAAACCTGCAGTTTGCGTGCCTGCTCCTGCTAATGCTCTTCTGGCTGTATTTAAATTATCTCCTTCAGTCCAAGAAGATCCATCATATTCTTCTGATTCATTTCTTAAAGTTGTAGCATTTCCTCCAAAAGCTAAACCTGCAGTTTGTGATCCAGCTGCTGCAAGAGTACTTCTTGCTGTGTTTAAATTTCCACCAGAACCCCAACCACTTCCATTATATTCTTCTGTTTCATTTGCTAAAGCTGGTTTTAACCCTCCTGCTGCAAAAGCAGCAGTCTGTGTTCCTGAGCCACAAAGATGAGTTCTACCTGTACTTAAAGGAGCAGTTGCTGACCATGCACCAACTCCAATGTGTGTTGCTATAGTAAAACCACCAGAGTTATAAAAAATTTCTCCTTCAGTAGCTCTGTCTCCTGTTGTAGCAGCAGATAAAAATTTTACCTTTAAACCCTTAAG